CATTTGACAGCTCCTCAAAGTTGTCATACATATAGGCGAGGTTCTTTTTTTTGTCGCTTAGCTTCTCAAAAGTTGAGGAGAGCTTGCTCAGCTGATCTGGGGAGACTTTGGGCTGCTCACCATTCTTAAGCGCTGCAAAACTGCGCAGGGTTTCTGCTTTAAGTTCAGAGATGCTGAGGCTGTGAATATCTTTGGCCTCCTCCCAGCCGTCTTTTTTAGACCATCGTTTTATGGTCTCCAGATGCACCTCAAGCACGTCTGCAATCTCATTATGAGAAAAGCCATTGATAAACATCCGTTTGCCCTGGCGTTTCTTTTTGTCGCTCTCTTTTTTGGTAAGTCTGCCTCCTGCCATTTAATGTGCTTTTAATGTGGTTATAATCTACTTGTAAGGTGCATCCACGATAAGATTGCCATTATCGGCAACTCGCAGGGTGTTGACCTGCATCCCGTCGTATTCAAAGTTGCGTTTGATCTGTGCCAGGATGGCGCGTGGGTTTTCGTTATTGACTTCGGAAAGTATTCCGACTCCGATCTCCGGGGCTTCTTTGTATTCGCCCTTGTGACTGATCAAAATATCCTGCTGGTGTTGCAGTGTCGCATCACCAATCACAAAATCACCATTCTCAATCTGAAAATCTCCCTCTGGAGTGAGTAGTATATCGCCTGTCATAACCGCTTATTTACAGGACAAAATTGACTGATTATATCCCGATGTGAAAAACCAAAATCAAGGATTGGGAATTTATTTACAATGATTGTGAGCCCAGTTACAATCATTGATTTGCGATTTGTAAGCCCCTTACAAACCGTGCAAATTTGCCCTGTAATCAGATCACAAATCGAATGAAATTCACATTCATAGTCACAGACGAAAGCGTCAATAATTACGGGTTTAGAATCCTGACAGCTGGTATTGATACCAAGCAGTTTGAAAAAAATCCGGTTGGCTACTATATGCACCAGAGACGATCTGGAGAAGCGTATGAGGCAAAAGGAGACGAGGTGGTTTGCCGGTGGGAAAATCTCCAGAAGCTGAGCAACGGGATTATGATGGCCGATGCCATTTTTGATGACAATGATGACAAGGCAATGAAGATTGCCAAAAAGATTGAGAAAAACTTCATACGTATGGCCTCTGTAGGTGTTAACCCTATTGAGACCAGTGAGGAGAAAAAATACTTATTGCCCGGACAGACCCGTGCAACGGTTACCAAATCTGAACTAATTGAGATTAGTGTGGTAGATCGTGGAGGCAATAACAACGCCCTGGTTAAACTCTACGACGGGGAGCAACAAGACTACGAACTACCATTAATTAAAAGCGATAGCATGACACTTGAACAAACCTTGCGTAAGCAATTGAATCTTGCTGACGATCAGTCAATACCTGATGCAGTAACAGCCCTTCAGGGCAATGAGGATTACAAAGCAAAATATGAGGCTTTAGTAAAACTCAACAATGAAGCCAGAAAGGCAACTGCCTTAAAACTGGTAGATGCAGCCATCGAAGCCAAAGCCATCAAGGCTGAGCGTAAAGAGGCGTGGATAGCATTATTTGATGCTGATCCCACCAATGCAAAAGCAAGTCTTGAGGACTTGATGGGGAAAGCAGCTGAGAAGCCCACAAAGAAGCTTAACAGCTTTTTAGAAGGGATCACTCCCGGAGAGGGCGGAAAGGAGTCTGACGAAAAGAAAGACTGGAACTGGTACGAGCTAAACGACCCTGAGGCGTTGCTTGAGATGCAGGAGTCAAACCCTGAGCAGTTCACGAAATTATTTGAAGAATCACTATAACCCATAAGCAATGGCAGCAGAATTATTAAAGAGAAAATTTAGCTCAGACCTGAGTAAGAACCTATTCCCTGCGAATGAGTTCTATAAAATGTCTAAGAACGACTCGGCATTTATTGATGCAGACTCGGTACAGCTTCCGCACGTAGGTACCATCCCTACCGTAGCAATGGACAGAACCGAAAAAGGGGAAGCCACAAAGCGTGCAGACAGCGCAAGCGAGTACAAACTCCACGAGTTTAGTACAGACCCCACCTGGTTACAGTATAGCGAGGCTTTACTGGTAAGCTATGACAAACGCGCCTCTATTCTTGAGGAGCACGTTAATGCCCTTAATACCGCCGTTGCCAATTATATGGCAGCTGCTTGGGGAGGTAGTACAAACGTGACAGTATTGCGCACTACAGGAGCGGATCGTGACGTGAGCGGAGTACCAGCCGGTACCGGAACCCGTAAGCGTCTTGTGCTTGCAGACCTGCACAACGTAAACAAAACCTTTGACGAGGGCGATATCCCACAAGGAGGGCGTTACGCGTGTATCACTCCGGCAATGCAAGAGGATATGCTGCAAATCCCTGAGGTGAAGTCTAGTGACTATAACAAAGTTAAACCTCTTGTTGAGGGATCAGTGGGTCGCTTCTTAGGTGTGGATTATTTCGTGCGAAGCAAGGTAAACGTGTTTACCACCGGTGGAAACATCCGCCCGTATGGCAGCACAACCACAGCGGCAACAGACTGTGCCGGTGCCATCTTCTGGCATAAAGACTTTGTACGTCGCGCTGAAGGCGGTAACAAGGTATTCCTAAACGTGGACGATGCGGAGCTTTACGGCTCAAAAATGTCTGCTCTGGTACGTGCCGGTGGACTCGCAGCCCGTAAAGACGGTAAAGGGGTCATCAACCTCGTTGAGGCCGTTGGCGCATAAGCCTTAAAAAGAATACAAGGAGACTAGGCAACAATGCGTTGCCAGTCTTCCCCTAAGGGGGTTCAAAATCAAAACCTATGAGTTTATCAAAACACCAGCAGACTTTTACTCAAAATGTAGCAAAGCTCATCTTTTTTGCCTGTGGGCTTGGGATTGAGTTGACGATGGGCGAAGCCTATCGCACCAAAGAGCAACAGGAGATTTACGTGCGTACCGGTAAGAGCAAAACAATGAATTCAAACCACCTGCGAAGGCTGGCCATTGACTTCAATTTCTTTGTAAACGGGAAACTCACGTATGACTTTGACACGGTTAAGCCTCTGGGAGATTACTGGGAAAGCTTACACCCCGCAAACCGCTGGGGAGGCGATTTTAACCAGAATGATCAGGAGGACGGTTTTGTTGATACTCCGCACTTTGAAATGAACATCTAAAAACCACACCATGAAAAATCTATTATCAATTGTATTAATTATCGGCTCGGTGAGCTTTACAGCTCAGGCAGAGACCGCCACAACACCCACCAGCTATGAAGAAAACAGTATTGTTGATAACGTTGACGCTCCTGCTTATAGCCTGTGCATCACGCAAGCAACCCTTGCCCAAGTTGACTGTTACGAAAACGGAGAAGGACAGTATATCACGCAAATTGAGCGTGAAGGATACCGTTTTGATCGTGCAGCAAGCCGATACGGCGAGCATCTCCAGATTAATCAACGAGCTGAACGAAATCCCGACCCGTATCAAATCGAAGCAAGCTACTATCTCATTACGCAAAGTGGGCAACGAGATACAGGCAGACTGTGTATGCGACGAGCTGAAAGCGGCGGTCAAAATCTATCAGGAAACCATCGAGCGGTACAAAACCATAATGGAGAAGCAAGAGGAGACCATCGTGCAATTACAGACCCAGATACCGGGATGGGCAAAGCCGTTTTTGTGGCTTGGCATAGCGGTGACGGTAGGCATATTTGGTCTGGCAGCGCTTTTCATAATTAAAAATAAACCCTTTTAATACAAAACATCATGGCACAAGGACTGCCCGGAGTTGAAATAAACATCAACACAGACCGCTTAGGTCAAACAGATCAAACTGAGGATAGCATTGTTGGTCTTATTCTCACCGGTTCAACGGTAGCCGGTGCCGATAATATCACAACCGGTACAGCAAAGCAATTATTTAGCCTGGAGGGTGCAGAGGCCATTGGTATCACAGCGTCTGGTACCAATGCCTTTGCTCACACAGCTATTAAGAATTTTTACGCGCAAGCCGGTAAAGGTGCAGAGCTTTGGATTATGCTGGTAACAGCTGCAATCAAGATGAGTGAAATACTCGATCTTACAGGTGACTTTGCCCCGGTTTTGCTTGACGCAGCTCAGGGACGCATACGCACGCTTGCAGTGTCTCAGAAAT